AATTCGAGCGCCTCGTTTTCGTCGTCGGCAATCTTTGCCGCCTGTGCGGCTTTCACGCCTTCCATGAAATTAAAAGTTGAACCATGCGCGAATGATTGCAGGGCCGGGGCGGCTTCCATGGCAAAACGATCCGGCGCAAATTTTGTATGCCGGATTTTGATTTCTTGGAAATTCTCGACGCCCCACAAATTGCGGTTCATACAAACACCGCGCAGATACATTGCCGCAACGCCTGCGGTTTTGCTGCCGGTCTCGCTATTCCATGCGTAAAAGCCGCGAAACACAAGGTCAGGGTCGCCGTTCTCAAGCTTGCCAATCTCAATTGGCCGGGTGTCGTCTACCAAGAAAACAAACATGTCCCGGTCACTGGCGAAAAGGGTGGTCGTTTCTTTTGTCACTGGCACAAACGGGTCATAGATCGCCCGGCCATTTTCTGCGCCGGTCATCATGCCGGGATTCTTAAAGCCCTGATCGACGGCCACCCGGCGGATAGTTTTCGCCATTTCATAGTCGAAAATACGGCCATAATCCGGGCCGGTGGTGGCCCTGAGCTCGCCGCCCTCGATGCCGTGCCCGTATGCTTTCACAAGGTCGCGGCTGCGGTTATAGCGCAGGCCCCATTGCATAGCGTCGGCGGCGATGGGTGCCGGAAGGTCTCGCAGGTATCCGGCAGGCGCTCCCGCCAGATTGGCAAGTTGATTAAAGGACCAGTTTGTCGGTTTGTTTAGATGCTCGCGCCCGTCCTCGTCGGTGTATTCAATCAGGATATCGCCCCGGGTGGGGTTCGCCTCATCGAGCTCGCCAATAATTTGCATTTTGTGGGTATTGACAATTTTGCTGTTCATCTGGCGGGCGTCGGCCTCTTTGAAGTCGATTAGATCGTCGAGGCTTAAAAACCGCTCATCCGCCGGACGGTTCCACCAATTGGACGAAACAGTGCTGTTTCCGATCCCGTGCCGCAGGGCGTCGGTTTGATAAGCTTCGGTCACCGGGTCGCTATGCTTATGGCGGCTTATGTCGGTGACCGTCCCGTTTTTACAGGTCAGGCGGTCGAGAATGGGGTGGTTCTGTTGATCGTTTTGCATTGTTTATGCTCCCGTTAAATGCGGCCCGGCTTGGGCCGTCTGGGTGTTGTCTCACATTATCCCAAAATACACAAGTAATTTTCCAAAAAATAAGCCCGCCGGATGGCGGGCCTATAAAGGGGGATCGGCTGCGGTTTCAAAACTCCCGCAATATGGGGTCGGTTCTGGCGTATCGATTCAACGCCTCGATCAATCCGGGCTCTAGCTCTCGCAAAAGAGCTAGATTGTTTTCGTCCATTCTCGAAACCGAATCATGCAAGCCGTCTATCGCCCGGGCCAGTGACTCGGCCCGGGTGTCGGCCATGCCGTGCTCGATTAGTTTTTCAGAATATTTAAACATGGTTTTTTGCTCCCTTATCAAGGCCGATATCACCGGCCACATGGTGACGAATAACCGAGCCCGGCGGCAGGGTTTTAACAAATGCCCGCAGGCGGTCGCCGTCGGTCTCTGGCTGCTGCTGGTTCGCGGTGGCGGTCCAATGCAAGGCGACATTGCCGCCCGCCGCATAACACCCGCCCGGATCATCGGAAGCTGCTTTTTTCTTGCTCGCCCCGTGCGCTGTAAAACCGATTATAAAATCACGGTTCAAGCGAGCACAAAGGGGGCCGTCCTTCCCGCCGCAGTTCCGGCATGTCACGTCGTCGTTATATTCTGCCGGGCAGCGTACAATCCGGACCGGCGGCGTCGGCATATCGTCCCGTTCAATCGAGGCATGTTTCCCGTTCTTCCAAAAACTGTCCTTAACAACGGTGACAACAGGCGCAACATTGTTTGAGGCGACAACATATGCCGAGCCCAAACTATCGGCGCTGTAATTAATCACGGTTTTTTCCGAGCTCAATTTATGAGACCAGAAAACAGGATGAAAGTGCGAATAGGTAAACGAAAAGCCGCGCCGGGGTTTTGCGTCCAATACGGCGTCGAGGTAGTCGAAATCAATCTGTCCCTCGCCGCAGCCGCGCCCGCTCGGGTTCAGTTCACAAGATGCCGGGCATGTTCCAAACTTTTCCGAGCTCCCGGCCCGGTATGTAACGGCGCACCCGGCGGTCTTTTTCGCGGTGCTCATGGCGGTAGTTTTCAGCATCGTTGTTGCTCCCGTAATAGATGCGATTTCGCCCATATATAAACAAAAGAAAAAGGCCCGTCAATATGGCGGGCCTTAAAAACTATTTTCGACGGATTTTCTTTCGAGCCTTTTCCTGCGAAGCCTGCTCAATCAACTCATAATCCTTACCGTAAAGCAGGATTCCTAACAGTTTAAGAAGGAACATCAAGCGGCATCCTCATGTTGTTGTTCTTCCCAAGTCGCAAACTGGCGGATGATTTTGTCGCCGCCTATCGGCCCGTCGGTTATCTCAAGTCGGAGCCATTGCGAAAAGCACTGCGCGTCTTGTAAGACCTCCGCAATCAAAGAGACATATTCCGGGTCGGTGGTATCGCCACTGTTCCACCTAATTTCCGGCTTGGTGACTTCACAATTGTGAAGAATAACATTCCGCCAATACACCCAAATGGGCAACGTCTCATCGGTGGCAGACAAGCGATACTCCCAAAAAAGACTTTGGATGTGTTCGAGCTTCATCGAGGATATTTCCGGTATTCTATGACCCGCATCATTACGAACCAGATTACGGGTGTTATATCTAAGCCCGTACTTACGATAGAAGGATTTATTTCTAGGCTGCATCGTTATCTCCCGTTGTTAGCGGTAAGCAGCAACGCGAAGGTAGCGTCACTAATGAAAGAACAGCGTCTAACAACAGTCCTGAACGAGCCGTTACTGCTTACCTTAGTCACATATATGCGAATCTTTGAGACAAATCAAGTCAAATATTGTGTCCCAGTGAAAAGGCTGTTGACAACGGAACAGGGGCTCAACCGTCTCGATGCCGTCCATCTTCAGATCGACCGCTGCCGCTGCTGGGTACAAAAGACACTCGGACGGCTCGGTGGCCTTGGTCTGTCGCTTGATCAAAATCCAGCAACTAGAGTGCTGGTGCCGAGATAGCCACGCCACTTGTGACGGACGAAGAGTCACCGCGTTGCCGGTAATGTATTTGAGCTCGACCAGATGAAAGTCCCCGGCCTCGTCACATATCATCAGGTCAGGAATCCCTGCCCCGATGTAGTTCTCAATCCTCGTCAAAAGCAGCTTCCGTTTCGACCGCTGCGCTGCTTCCTTCACCTGCTTGTAAAAGCCTGCCTCTCGCTTTGTCGCGATTGGAGGTATTTTCATCTTCGGGGGTGATATCGATTGTGACCGGGGCATAGCTGTTTTTAATCTCCTCAAGGGCTTTCAAAACCTCGTCCTTGCTCATGCTGTCTATCGAGCCATGACGGATTTCGGATTTGCTTACGTAAATGTCCCCTTGTGCCTGACCTCGCCGATACTCCGCTTGAACCGCAGCAGAATAAGCGCCGTTCTGCAAAGCCGTGTCCCGGATAAGTTGAAGGTCCCGCAGATGCCGTTGGTAAGTCACGCCGTATTTCTCATCGAGCTCGCGGCGGTACGCTTGGATCGCGGCCACCACATGCGGAGAGATGTGCGGGTTGGTCAGCTCATACGCCCGGGTGTGAGCAGAGCCAACAGAGTAGCCCGCGTTGATCGCCGCCTCTCTCAAAGTTATTTGACCGTCCTTGCTGACCAGCTCTTTGACGAAGAGCTCCTGCTTTCGGGTCAGAGCGGATTGTGCTGTTACCGGGGGACGGCCCCGGGTCTCCATGGGTTTGCCGGTGAGCTTCGACGCTCTCTTTCTTGCCGCCATCGTTTCCTCAGTTAAAACGGTCAACTCCCATCCTTTTTACAGCGGTTACTTATATAGAGCAAAAAATATTTTTTTTTGAAAAACCCGCGAACCCCCCATTAAGGTCATTTCCTTGGTTACACCTCTAGAATAATGGTGTAACCAGAAGTGTAACCTCTCTTTTTGTTGTCCAGTAAGGGTTACAGAGTACGGTTACACTGGTTACACTGGTTACACCATATTTTTTGTGTTTTTTATTTTTTCTAATTTTCTCCCTATATATGTAACTGTAACGAAAAAGGGCCCCGCCGAAGCGGAGCCCTGTTTTTCATTTGTCAAAGGGAGTGAACTGTTTTCGCAGATAGGTTAAACAATCCGCGAACAGCTTTGTGCTTTTGGTTCGATGCGTTGTGTGAAACTCTAGCAACGCATGGTCCCACGGGTCCTTTCCATCGGGATGCAGACAATACGTTAGGTAGCCCTCGGAGCGGCAAGTTATATGAAAAACGAGCTTCACTCTTGATTTTGGTTCCCACTCATGGAACCGGACTATAAACGTAGCCTCATGCGAGAGACCGTCCCAGTGTAGGACGATCTCTTTTGCATAGCCGAGGTTTTCTTGCCGGACTAGTTCTTCATACTCCAGCATTCCAATCTGCCGCTCTTCACGCATCTTGCAGCTCCTCCATGTGAGCTTCGTGTGATATCCGAAGCTGGTTACACCAATCCTTCTGGAACGACTCATGCGTGAGCCGTTCATCGTTGGACGGGGTGATTGAGCTGCGAGTGAGCTTGAAGAAGCCGATGGGTATGACCCGGTCAGCGTCTTCCGAGTGCCACGACAGGCATCCCATGCCCGTGATGCTGGTTCGATCAGTCGGGCAGTACCAGACTTGAACGAACTGCGGGTACGACGAGCTGCAAGCTTTAGCAGCATTCCGGGCCGCGGTCACCGGATCGGTGGCTTTGGCCCAAGTGCCGTGGATACCGGCTGTTGAGGCGAGGAAAGTGCCGCCGTTAGGCAGCACCCAATCTTTAGTGTCAGACATAACTCTGACCTCCCATAGTTGTTGACGTTGTCAAATAGCGTTGGCGCTTTTCGCGCTCTTTTTATCAATACCTAATAATAACATATACTTAGAATAATATTATCCTATATGCGACTTATCCTATACCGTATGCGACAAAATAAGGGGTGCGACACTATGTCACACCCCTCAATATTGTTCGATCTCCTTTTTTCGGATCCCGGGTGCGGAGATCATCGGAGTTCCCCGGTTCACGAAACGCGGCATTCATATCCGCGAATTAGTTATCTTCTTCTCGCAGCCGCGCCTTCAACATCAGGGACTGCGCTTCGTGCAGCTTGCTGATCGCTTGATCGAGGAAGGGCTTGCCTTCGCCTTCAACCTCCAGCCACAGGTCATTGACGGCGTGGATGGCTTGGTTCAGCAGCGCAGCCGCTGCTTGGTGGTCACTGGGTGTCGTCAATGCTTGGTCTCCTCTTCCTCATCATATGCACGGGCAATGGTTGCTGCTTGGTGCATAGCTGAAGACAGCATACCGATGGCGGTGCTGCCGTTAGGGCTCTGGACCACTAGCCGGAACAGGAGAGCTGTGAGAGCTCCGCCCAGCACCGCGCCGGTGTTGAACCCTTCGGTTTCCAGTTGATCGAGCAGGGCGTTCATTTCGTTGCCCGCATAGTCGAACTGCTTTTCAAGATCTTCGCTCATCCGCGTTGTACCCTCAACCACGCCGCAAGCAGCTTTTCTGCTGCTTCGACGGCCTCACGGCTATAATCGCCTCTAGATGCAATGTTCGTCACTTGAGCCGACACTGCGGTGTTAACTTTTGCCACCGCTTCATGGTACTCCATATCCTTGACGATATCGAACAGCTCTTCTTTCCTACGCATCGTGACCCATCCTATCTAGCGCCAGAAAACCCGCCATCTGGTGTTTATCGGTATCAAACACAAACTCATGCTTGATGTCGTGATACACGCAGTATCCAACAGCATTATAGATCAAACCCTCCGGCGCTTGCGACTCGTCGATCAAAACGCGGAAATAGTTTCCACCGTCGCAAAAAGCCGGTTCGACGACGAGCCAGAACCAGTAATCGTCCTTACCGGCCCACGCCATCATGCGGCCATCGCCGCGGATCGAGGTGACATCACCGATCACCGTGGACAGACCACTGACCTTGGCAATGATGTCGGCAACGACAGGCGGCAGTGCTTGTTGATCTTTCATTTCGTTCTCCCTAGTTGGTGTAACTTGTATATAGGACTTGTCGCATACATAGTCAACACAAAAAAGAAAAGCCCCGGAGATTTCTCTCCGGGGCCCAACTACGGGAACGATCCCAACATACGCGATCCTATGGGAAAGACAAGGACTTTTTAGGAGCTAACTGTTCAGGAAGTTGCAGGTTGC